CTTGAGGTAGATAGATTTCTCCAACGTAGATTCCTGGAGAGGGATGGAATGGTTTTAGCACCACTGAATCCGGATTCGATTAAACAAATGGTTCAGTGGATAGAAGAACCGAAGAAAGATGGACCAACCTTTCATCAACAATTTAAAGAAAATTGTCACACAGCACTTAGAGAGTGGGCAATTCATGGAAGGAAGGAATTTAATCATCATAAGAGGATTTTGAATGCGTTTTTACGAGCAATAGATCCATCTTATCAATTTACGAAATCATTTGAAGATGTGTACGAGAAAATCGTGCAGGACGCTAAGTCCTAATCGCACATATCAGATTTATTTCGTCTCCCCGGACGCTAAACGGGATCGTGTCTTGGTAATATGCCGACTAGGACAAAGGCGACTTGCAACCTGTTATATATATTTCTTTATCGTTTTTATATTTAGCAAGGGCGGCCTAGGTAAAACAAAACGGTTGTACCTGTAAATGAATTCATGCCTCATTTACTTTCAACAAGCATGGCTCAAACATCAGAAAAAGTCAAAGAACAAACAAATTTACAAACAACAGGACAACCTACGAGTACAGGTCAAGAAGGAATAACTTCACATATGGATGCAGGCAGTGTGAAGGAAGTCTCAAGTATAGTAACAGTACCAAGGAAGATAGGACAAGCCTATGATTTACAAGTTCCGACAGAGCTTTTAACGAGAGAATATGTCGTTGCCAATTTAACATGGACAGGAGCAATGACAGCAACACAACTCAGTTTTCCCTACTTGCTGTTGCAACAAGATACAGTAAGTAAAGTTTTGTCGAAATACAAGTGGTTTAAGGCTGGTATTCGAATCCAGCTAAAACTACAATCTACACCCTATCACCAAGGTTCATTATTGGTGACGTTTTTCCCTTGTATGGCAGAAGAAAGAATTATGGGAAATAAGTATCAAAACACAGGATTTCAGTGTATGATACTATCTGCAGTACAAGAAGAGAGCGGTAGAATGGATTGTCCCTATCTGCACCTAGCAGATTGGATGTTTACTGATTATGCGGAAACTGGTTTTACGCAAGGGGATTCAAGGATAGGAGTAGTACGAATAGAAGCGTTGAATCCTTT